CATCGCAGGCTTCTTCGATGGCGAAGGGTCTGTGTGCTGCTACGACGGAAAGCAGAAGGGCCGGGACAGTGTGCGACGTGTCTTTCGAATTCAGATTTACCAGAACTCGGAAGTCGTGTTGGAGGAAATTCAAGCGTTCTTGGCACGTAACCGAATTTCTTCGAAGCTGCGTTCTCACTCCCGCCCTGACCGTGTAGCCAAGGGGCATCAGGGTTCATGGATGCTCACGGTCGAAGGTGTACGTGACACGTATCGCTTCTTGTGCTGCGTCGAGAAATACACAATCGTCAAAAGCAAAACAGTTCAAGAGGCGTTGGCCTACATCGACGGGTTGCGTGAGAAAGCCCTCCGTGGCGAGCTACACGCGAATGCTGCGCGGGCATACGCCAATCTTGAAAGGAGGGACTGAAATTGGCTTGGCTTGAAGGACTTACTGCTCCCGACCTTGACATTTCGTTCGAGAACGGAAAGCACTTTGCAGCCGTTCAGGAAATGTCGGAGGAATTCCGGCAGGAAGTCACCTATCAGGGTGCGTTCGGCAACGATGGCCCTGTCCTTCGCCGCGTTCGCAGCGCAGACGAGGGTACGGTGTCCTTCACTGCAATTCTGCTAGTCGATGGCGCAGGAGCGGGCATGAACGACGAATCCGTGCTCCGTACCATGCGTGACTTCGACGTGCAGGTAAACCGTGGCGATCGAGTTGTGACGTATCGCGGTTGCAACTGGAACCGAATTTCAATTCGATCGACGCTAGACCAAGTGAGCCTCGACTGCGACCTTAGCGTTCCGGGCTACGCAATTCCATAACGAAAGGCTAGGCGGGAATGGAAGAGCGAGCAATCGAGTTGTTGGAGCGGATCGCCGTCGGCGTCGAGCATCTTGCCGAAGACCCTGTAGTTGAAATCGAGGCTGGGCCTCCCGTATGTCCACACTGCGGGAGGTTCAACCCTGAAATTTCAGTACGGGAAGCTGAGGCACAAGGGCCGATCTTCGAATACGTTCTGGTGGCTCACTGCAACAACTGTGGACAGAAATTCTACGCCGTACCTCAGACATGGGTGATGTTCACCCGGCGTGAAGAGGTAGAGGCAGAAATGAATGAAAGGCGGGGTAGTAATGGCAACCGACCTGAAAACTGAAATTCGACAGCGGAAGCTCGATCGCATGAGGCTGGGGCAGGCTGCATGCGATTTCGTAAGCCCGCCAAGCCTTCCTGAAATTCGATTCGCTCTAGTCCCTCTGTCGGACGCTGAGGCTCAGATGGCCTTGGCCGATGCAGACCGGGTTGAAGCCGGTGATAACGTTGCCGGTCTGATGCTTCGGGATCATGTCCAGCGTGTCTCGCAGCTTGCGTTTGCAATTCGTGACCCGCAGGACTTCACCGTTCGTGTCTATCGAAACGGAGCCGAGCTTCAGGAAGACCTGACCGAGACAGACGTAAATTTCATCTACGACGCATTCATGGAAATGACCGAGAATTCCAATCCGACGATCGAAGGCATTGAGCCGGAGGAATTTGAGGCACTAAAAAAAGTGTTGCAGGAAATGGATTGGAGCGAGCTATCTGGCAGGTCATGGTACGCTGCCAAACGTTTCCTTGGGGCGCTGAACCGGGACGAGCTACTTCAGGACAATTCACCTGGGTCTACCTCCAACATGAAGTTGACTACGCCGAACGACTGAGGAAAATTCACACTCACTGTCTGCCCAAATTTCACCAAGAACGCTGTGAAGTTTGTCATGAGCCAGTCGTTGACGTAACTCGACTTCCGAAGCACATTCAGCAGAAGGTCTACAAGCCAGAACAAGGAGAAGCCTACAACGTCGAAATGGAATTTCCTGGCAAGGACGAAGGCTTTGGCAAGAAGATAGAGCGATCGTCCCGGCCGTTCTCGGCGCTAGACGAAGAGGATCATGTCATCGATAGTCAATAGAATTGCAACGACCTTCACTGCATCGGCGGGCAACGTCCGTGCGGTCATGGGTGAAGTCTCGGGGTCGATGAATGGACTCAACCGTTCCATCATGCAGACTTCGAGAAATTCCGGCTACCTGTCGAACCAGTTGCGGGCAGTCGGTACGACGTTGCGATACGCGCTCGCAGGCACAGCCGTCTTCGGTGCGTCGAACCTCGTTAGGCAATTGTCGGCGCTTCAGACACAGACCGCTCTCATGGTCACCCTTCAGCCGGACATTGAGCGAACGACCGGCTCGATTGGAAATTTGCTCGATACGCTTCAGAAGGGATCGAATGAAGCACTGACGCCGCTGAACGAGCTTGGCGATGCGACCGTCAACCTCTTGTCATCGATCCAGGGTGTTCGTGGCGACGACGTAACGAGAATTCCAACGATGCTCGCTGAGGCTGCACAGTTGGCGCAGACTCCGGTCGAGGACTTGACCAAGGGTGTCACAGGAATGATCCAGGCATTCGGTGAAGCTCCGACAGGAGCAAATTTCGAAGGTCTGGCCCGTGGCTTCCTCACTCTGACTCGACGCGCCCCTGGTGGAATTTCAGCAGGCCCGCAGATCGTCCAGCAGCTAGGCCCAGCGGCTCTAGCGGCAAGGCTCGCTCACATTTCACCACAGCAGTTGTTCGGGCTTACCAACACCGTCCTACGTGCCGGTGGCTCACCGGCTACCGCGATGCGTGGTCTGAACTTCTTGCTTCAGGCAATTGCAACCCCAAACAAAGCTGAAGCGAAGGTTCTCGGTGGTCTAGGAATTACACCGGACTTTGTTCAGCAGCGTGGCGGTCTTGCGGCAATTCAGACTCTCGTCCAGGCAATGAAGAATCGCGGGGTCACCGGAAATATTTCACGCAACGCTCCGATCTTCCAGGCCGACGACGAGACGCTTGCCAACATCGAGTCAATGGGCATGGGCGACCTTCAAGGTCTTGGCGTCGGCGGTCAGGGTCTACAGCTAGCTCAGCGGGCCATTGGGCGAATTCACGGTGTCCGTGCGCTGATTGCAATTCTTCAGCAGATGAACCCAGAGACAGGCCATCTGACGGCAGACATTACAGCCGCAGACAAAGCCGTTCGCGGAATGGGTGATGAAGGAACTGCACTAGCCGATCAGTTCAAAGATTTCAGAAGGCGGCAGCCTCTCCGTGCAGCGTCAATCGCACTTCAGAATCTTGCTCTTGAAGCTCCGAGGGCGCTGCAAGGAATTCTGAACCCGATTGCGCGTCAGGCCGATCGAGTAGGTCAGCTAGCGGTTGACCACCCGCACGGAACTCGTCGCGTGATGCAGGTTGCGGCAGGCGCACTCGCCGCGCTTGGAATTACACGATTCTTGCGCGGAGGCAAGCTCGGCTTCGGACAGGCGTTCGTGAACGAGCGAGCGATTCAGGCGGCAACCAATCCTGAACGCGCTGCAATTCTGGGAGGTTCACCCCAGAATCCGATGTACGTGACCGTGGTCGGCCAGCTATTCGGCAAAGGTGACGGTCTGCTCTCCACTGGGGGTGCCGCCAAACGCTCTGGGAGCCTCCTAGAGCGCCTCGCAGAAGGGTTTGGACTAGGAGGGGGAGTAGGCACCGCAGGCCGTCTGGGACGCTTAGGGAGGCTTAGAGCGTTGGCTGTGGGCGGGGGCGTTCCCGCTCTTGCCGTGGTAGGCGGATATGAAATTCTTACGGGCCATTTGGCACCGGGAGACTCAGGGGCACAGAACCGTCGTATCGGGCCTCTCCTGCATCGTGCCGGTCAGATGTTTCCGAATCTGGCCGAAGGTGATCCTCGACGGCTCATCATCGATCAGTTGAACAAGAAGAGAATTACAGATCGTCAGGCTGAGGTTCAGTTGAAGGCGGCGTTTGCTCAGGCGAACCGGATCAATCGCCTCAATGAAATTCTCAGGCCGTTCCATCGACGTGATCCGTTGTACGGGGCAACCGCAATCTACGGCATGAAGAAGGAAATGATAAACGGCAAGGCTGAGGTAACGCTAGACGTGAACCTCTCCACCGACAAGGGTCAAGTCAGAAAGAAAATTCATGTCCCGATGGATCTGTGGACTGGTGGCCGAACGCCTTCACAGCGCGGACAGGCCGGGAAGACGAAAGCCAACATTCCGTAGGAGGAAATTTGCCAGGGGATAAAGCACCTGAAGCGATTGAGGCCCAAATTTGGGTTCCGGGAACTGGCCAAGATCCGGCCAAGTACCTAGTCAACCCCGGACGTTGGGACGAAGGTTCCAAGAGCATGACTCCGGGCGAGCTTGCTCACGCTCGACCGTGGCTCGATTCCGGCAACAGAGTTTTCGTCTGGCCAGCACCGACCGAAGGATTTCGTCGGACGGGAACGAACATGCTCGGGCTTCATCACTACATCGGTGACTTGTACGTCGATGCCCAGTTGATCCACCGAGACGAAGCACGAATTGAAATGTCCGGAGTCTTCCCTGGTCTGTCCGCTCAGGACGCCATGGTCGATTTTCAAAACACGCTAAACGACGATCCTCCGGATGCGGGAATGACACTCAACGTTCCGGGCGTCTTCGAACAAGTGAAATTTGTCATTCCGGAGAACTGGGAATTCACGCACGATCCGGACGACCAGACGCACAGCATTTCCTACACGGTCACGTTCGTCTCAATCGGGGAAGGTCGGCGGCTACCCGACCCAGCCGGTGCAGCGCCAGAGCCACAGGGACAGGCATTCCCAGCAGCACCCGTGGATCTTGGCCCGCTCGACCCGTGGCAAATTGCAATTGGTATCGGACTGGAAAGTCAGCCAGGAGCGCCGGTCTACAGTGGAGGCGGAAGCCCTGGTGGGCCTCCCGGTGGCACTGGCAATGCCGGAAGTGGAATTCCCGGAGTCGATCTGGTGGATTTCATGTACTACAACAACATTCCGGGATACACACCGGAGCAGTTGTACGCTGCGGCTCAGGCTGGAAACCCCAGCGGAACTCCGATGCACGTCATGAAGAACGGTCAGCTTTTCAATGCCGATGGCTCACCGTATTCCGGAACACCGCCGCCGTACATGTCCGTGAAATACATTCAGTCGGACGGCACAAACACAATTCTTGTCCCACTGCCACCGCCTCAGAGTCCGTCGCAGAACCAAACATCGAGCTTCAGAATTCCTGCTTCCGACGATACTTCGATCACTGTGGACGACGGCAGCAGGACGCTAATGCAAATTGCGCAGGACTTGTATGGAATTCCGGACGAATGGCAAACACTCTACGAGAACAACGCTGCTTACTTCGACCAGTTTGGCGTAGCTCCGTATCAGGCAGGTGACCTGATTCTTCCGGTAGGGTTGAAATTGTACGCGACGTGAAATTCGCCCAGGGGGTCAACCATGGCAGTCGCAGAGCGAAAGTCAGTGGCCAGGGAGAGGCACCTAAGAGTCGCCAAGGAATTTCGTAAGTGGCTGAAGAAGCACCCCAAAGCCGGTAGGCGAATGCAAGTGACCACACTCGACATGATCGCAGACGTGGAATTCATGAAGGATCGTGACATTGAAAGCTAAGGCAGTTCTGACAACGAAGTGGGACAAGAAGACGTACAAACCGTTCGCGGTTGAGAACGTCGAGTCCTACTACGTTGATACGGCAATCGACAGCGACAGCGATCCGTTCCAAATTGTAATTGGTGACCCGGATCATGCGCTGATTGAAACTCTGACGAGGGACAACGAAGTCAGGGTTCAAATCTTCGGCGTCCGCTACGGCGCGAAATTGCTGTTCACAGGCTTGGCCGACGATGTGAATTTCACTGAGCAGGGTGAGCTAACGATCGACGGCCGGGACATGTCCTGTCTTGCCGTAGATTCCACAGTGCCGCCTCAGCTATGGCAGAAGATCAAGGCCGGGACGCTGATCCAGAAGCAAGCTCGCGATCTGGGAATGAAAGGGCCGTTCCACATTACGACTCAGGGCACCGTGAAGAAATTGGTCTTCACGGACGCCAGCGAGTCGTACTGGGATTTCTGGTATCGCCTCGTGCGCAAAGACCAGATGTATATTTGGACTGGCCCGGACGGTTCGTTGTGGAGCGGCGTCCTGAATTACAACAGCGCGAACTTGTACGGGTTCGGTACGCCTTCCAAGAAGGACGATTCGGTGCCAGCAGCGCGGTACATTCCGATCGAGACTTTGGAATTTCGTAAATCCGCTCAGGGCCGTTTGGGTGAAGTGTGGGTCTACGGGCACAGAGGCGACAGGGGCTTGAAGCCGGTCTTGGCTAAGGATGAAGACATTCAGGACTGGATTCGTCGGCCTCGGAAGATCATGCTGGACACCGATGCGAACAATCCTACGAGCGCGGCCAAGATGGGCCGTGAGGAAATTTACGAGTCCAAAGTTGGCGCGATTGAAATTCGAATCACCATCCCTGACCCTGGCTATGTAATTCAGCAGAACAACATGGCCCACGTCAATGTTCCAGAAATGGGACTTGAAGGTGATTACTTCGTCGTCGGAACCAGAATTCAGGCTGATTCCAGTGGGTTCACTCAGGAAGTCAGACTGCGTGAAAAGCGGTTCGCAATTACAAAGCGGGTTCCACAAGACCCAAAGGCTCCCGACGAGCCACAGAACAAGGTCGCCGGTGCTCTAGGTCAAGCTTTGAATGCGCGATGGGGTGACTACTTCGTTGCAGCAGCGAAGCAATGGCATGGCGGATGGGATTTCGCTTTGTACCTTGCTTGCCTTCTTGGAATTTGTGACCAGGAAACAGGATTTCAAAATGAGCGGCGCAACGGTGGCCCTGGTGGAAGCCACATCGAGTGGTATCCGCCGCCGGGTGACCCACAGAACCAGCACGGTACAGACCCGAATGGAGCCGTTGAGACGCTGAACCAGTGGCGAACGAAATTCGCGAATGAGGCTGGCGACGGCTACGTCACTGAGAATTACGCAGTCGGCCCGATGCAGCTTCTCTCTATCGGGTTCAAGCACGACGCCGACGACCTATACAAGCCGGGAAACCGGAACGAGTTCACCGGAGGAAGATGGCACCCGCAGTGGAACATCATGGCGGCTGCTCATGCGCTTCGTGAAAAATTACAAGCTGCAACCCGAGACTCGTTCCGCGACATTGACATTTTCCTCGGCGTAGCTGACTACGGCGAAGGCGCTGCCTACGCGCAGTCCGTGAAAAACAAGGTCTACAATTCCCCCGGCTACTTGCAGCAGGTCAAGGACGCAATCAAGGCCGCACAAGAGGCTGCGAAAGCTCCCGACCAGCCTGTGACTTCACCGGGCGACCCGAGCGATCCAGCGTTCGGGCCACTGGGCAAAGGATTTCCTTACTCTCAGCGCATCATCGGATGGCCGAACCTCATCGGCTCGACTCATGACCCGACGAAATCTCCGAACAACTGGCAGTCCGACAATGCCGTCGATATTTCATGCGCGTTCGGAACGCCGGTTTACGCAGTCACATCTGGTCACGTTGGAAATTTCGGAGTCACTCCGGGTGAAGGCGTTGTAGTTGTCCAGCACGAGAACGATGCCAGTGACAGGTATGGCGGCAACCGAATCAACATCATGGGTGCCAACCAAAGCTGCTTCTATCAGCACTTGTCACGGATGAATCCTCTGGTGACCCAGCATGGCCTCTACGTCAAGGCAGGCACACTGCTAGGATGGTCGGGTCACGGCAACGGGGTCAAGCATTTGCATTTCGCTGTAGAGCACGGTAGCCCATTTCAATACATTCCAGGCGGTGATCCGAGGTAATGGCAATTTCGGATGGAGAATGGGAGAGCATCCGACGGTTAGTAGATCGTCTTGGCTCAAAACGCGGTGAGCAAATTATCACCGGGCAAGTAGTCAAGAGTGACAAGAACAAGGATCTTGTGTGGCTAAAGGAATTTGGTACACAGCCAATTCCGATGGTGGCACAAGAATTTGAAGTTTGGTATTACGACACGCAGTACCAGCTAGTCGGAGGAGTTTTGAAATCTACGACTGTGAAGAAGCAATGCAAGGTCGCTTTGAAAATTCCTGTTCCGGGAAACACAGTCGTTGTGCTCCGCGAATGGGGAACTAGCCGCCTACCTCGATGCCTAGGAAGGCTCTGGGGTTCAGGCTGGATGACGGAGGCTGACTGATGCCAGTCGATCTTGAAATGTCAAACTTGGGCGATCTGGTATTCGGCCCGTCACGCGATCTGAAGGTTGTGCAGAAGGCCGACCTGATGACGCAGCGAATCATGGTGCGTTTGAAATTGCCGAAGGGGTCGTTCATTTTCTCCGCAGACATGGGCAGTGACATAAACGCGCTGCTTCGCTCCACGAACACAGCAGAAGGTCAAGCTCGCGCAGTCAGTATCGTGACGCAAGCCCTTCGTCCGATGGATGACCTGAGAATTACATCTATCTCAGTCAAGCAAGACCCGCTCAATCCAAAATCGATCATGGTGTTCATCGAAGGAAGTGCAATTCTCAGTAGATCGGGACAGGCCAAGCCGACTTCGTTCCAGGCTGAAATTCCGATTACGCAGGGGCTAACTGGGGATTCCGAGACGAGTGAGAGGCCATAGCGCATGCCAATTACAGATCAGACGTTCTACAAGAACCGAAACACATGGCTGAGCAACATGCTCACCGCGCTTCAGGCGTCAGTGCTCGATGCCTACGTGGGCGAAGACGGCGTGATGCGGATGCTGTTCACGGTGGAGGCCGCTCAGCTAGAGAACCTTTCTCTTGCGAACCAAATTCTGCTCGAAGACATGTTCATTCAGTCCGCGAGCTTGACGGCACTGAAATTGCATGGACAGCAGTACGGTGTCGCAATGTCCGAAGGAACGCTTTCAGTCGGGCAAGTAAGAATTGCAGGAGACGCCGGTCTTTACCTTCCGGTCGGAATGACTCTTGTCTACGACCCCGGAACTGGAATTGGTACTCAGTTCTTCGTGACCACGCAGGACGGGACAATTCCAAATGCGGGAACACCTTCAGCGCCCACCGTGGCTGTCGGTGCAGGCCCAGGGATGACGGGTGACTACGAGTACGCAGTTTCATTCGTTACGCCAGCCGGTGAGACTCTCCAAGGCCCAGACTCCGCAGTTGTGAGCGTGAGCAACCAGGGCGTGAACTTGACAGGAATTCCAATCGGCGGGCCAGGAACTACCAAGCGCCGGATCTACCGTCAGAAGGGTGGCACTGGCGACTACAACTTGATCGCTGAAATTGCGAACAACTCGGCAACGACGTACACGGACACGATGAGTGACGCGACTGCCGCGACTCAGAACAACCCCAACAACGATGACACATCGGCTGCAATTATCCTGAACGCTCAGTCGCTCGTCCCTGGATCGGACGGCAATGTGTCGGTCGGGCAAATCACCGTCGTCTCTGACGGGCCGGGTGGAATTACAGATGTGTCCAACCCGATCGCGTTCACCGGCGGCTCAGACCCAGAGGACTCCGAGAGCTTCCGGCAGAAAATTCTTCAGCAGCTTCGTGCGCCACAGACAGGCTCGCCAACCGACCTGAAGGCGTGGGCCGAGGAAGTAGCCGGTGTCGAGTCGGCAACGGTGTTCAACAACGACAACCTTGGCGTGACAACTCCGGGTCATGTCACTGTGAGAATTTCAGGGCCGGGTGGAGGAATCCCCGGAGCGGACGTTCAGAGCGAAGTTCTCGATGCTATCTCGGGTCGAGGAATTGCAAACACGACGTATCACGTAGGGACGTTCATCGCTGACGTTCAGGCAGTGACAGTTGACGTGACGCTGGAAAGCTCCTACACGCTGGGCGATGTGACTGCCGGTGTGCAGGCTGCAATTGCGGCGTACATCAACCAGCTTGCAGTGGGAGCTACGTTGTACCTTTCTGGAATTGTCGATGCAGTCTTCGGCCTTCCGGGAATTGTCGATGTTGTAGTCACGTCACCGGCAACTAACCAGACCACAGCCGCGACACACAAGAAGACCCCCGGCACGATCACGGTTGTCTAATGCCTAACGACTTCACAAAATTTCAGCCAATCCTTCCGCCAGAAGGAGCGCCAACCAGGGCTGAGAAATTCTTCATCGAAGTCCAGCCTGCGATCTTCCCGCCAAACCAGGATTCCAACTGGGGCTTGAAGAGGAAAATTTGGACTGACCAAGTTCAGGCGTTGATCGACCAGCAGGATTCGATCTGGCGTGAGCGGTTTGTAGCCACGTCTGTCGATTTCGTGGACGAGTGGGAACGTGAAGTAGGAATTCCAGTTGCACCGGCAACCTACGACCTGAACCAGAGACGGCAGGCGATCCTCTCCCGGCTGCGTACAGGGCCATTCAGGGAGCCGATGCTGCGGACGATGATCGAGCCGTTCATTTCCGCAACGTTCGGAGTCTCGGTCGAGCTAACACCGTCCGGCGTTTCACTTGCCGGTGGAATTCCACTGTTTGCTGATGCCGCCGGTGACCCGAAGCAGTATTACCGGCTGTACTTCGACCCGCAGAATTTCGCTTACACGCTCTACATTCGGTCGGACGTGACTCCGGACACTACGACTCTGCTTCGCGATCTTCAGCGAGTGACGCCAGCGGGAATGACAATTACACTCGACAACACTCTGGCGAACATTCTCGACTACGCGAAGCAGGTTCGCAACGAACAGCCGATCGCGTACTACCGACTAGGAAATTTGAACGACTCGGGTGGATACGGTCTGACGCTGACTGATC